GTGAGGGATCCCAGGTATGTGGTAACACATACTAACTCCTGTCAGCTGTAATAAAGTAGAGGAAAAGCATGCTATGTCTCGACGCCCCAAAGAACGACCTTTGGATGGGGACCAAAGTTACATCAATGACCTTGATGAAACTAAGGACCTTGCCGAAAATCGAAAACTTTTCAGGCTGCCGAGAACTAGATCTCGTCACGTGCCACATTCTTCTGTCAATGTTCCTTTCCATGTGGATTGGATCAAAAAGACAGACGGCTCGCTCTACCTATCGACGACTCCGTGGGGTAACTATACCGCTCGGAATAGTGAGGTGGAAACGTGCGTGGATTCTGTACGCAATCCAAATTACAATTTGGCAGTGTACGGAGAACCATTAGATACGGGTGGGGAGTTACTCCTCAAACGTAACTACTGGGGTGACGAATGCTCAGTGAATCACAATGAACGCTATAACTATTCTTCCATCTATTGGCAGAATGTGTATGGCCTCATTGGGATGGCTCCGATTGGCTTTGTTGACAATCATGGAGTTAATCCAACTTCACTGAATCCGACGCTTCCTTCAAGCGATACGGATTTTTCCTCTTATGGTGCTTCTGCTTGGAACCGGTACAAACCGGCCAAACCGTCAACTGGTATGCTACAATTTATCATTGAGGCTAAAGACCTTCCTCGCTTGCTAAAAGCTCGCTTGGATGGTATTAAAACCATCAGTGATGTATATCTTGCAGCTACCTATGGATGGGGACCTCTTCTTAGCGACATCAAGGCCATGCTACACTATGTAGACAAGGTCAATGAAGCTATCGATTTCTTTTATCGAAATGCCGGAAAAGTAATCCGGCGGAAGGGTCCAGTAGACCATACCATTGTAAACGATGTCGTCCAGGATCTCTCAGGTCAGGCCACTTATTGTGGGCTGACCACTCGATTGAATGGACGTCTCGGTTACCCAGCTAACTATTCCAAATGTAGAACTGTAACTGTACGCACTGTTGAGCGTACTGTTTGGTTCTCAGGTGGTTTCGTTTTCTGGTTCAATGGGAAACCCCCATCAAGGACCACGCTAGCCGCAAGGCTGCTTGGTTTACAGGTAACTCCTGCCTTGATATGGGAAGTCTTGCCATGGTCTTGGCTTATTGATTGGTTTTACAACATTGGTGATGTTTTAAACAACCTCACCACTGAAGTAGCCGACAATCAGGCCTCGACCTATGCTTACATTATGGGTCATACCAAACGTAAGTATAGCATGACTGGGACTGATGGAATTAAGACGGCTTCCGTTTCTCGAGTTTTCGAGGCGAAAGTCCGGCAGAAAGTCCATCCTTTTGGTCTCGCATCAGCTGACTCACCGTTGTCGACAAGACAACTTAGTATTCTCGCGGCGTTAGGTGTCCAGAGAGGAACCTAGCATTAACCCCCCGCTTGAGTATCCCCGTTGTGAAACGGGCAATCCCAAACTAGGAGCCAACTATGGCCTTTTCCGACCCTATTAGTGTTACCTATAATGCCGTCGCGACGAACCATGTTCGGGCTTATAACCCGAATGGTCCGTCGTTGTTCAAGACGTCTGATGATGCATACAAAGTCGAAGTATCGCATCAAGACGTCAAGGGCAAGCGTGAAAGGCACTTCATCCGCATAACTCAGCGGAAGATCGGTGCTGATCCGCTTACGCCGGCGACGAATCTCGAGTCCAAGGCATCGGTCTATCTCGTGATGGATAATCCTGTCACGGGTTACACTGATACTGAACTCGGGTACCTTCTGAAGGGTCTCTGCGACTTTCTCAATGTCGCAGGTAACCAGACGAAGTTCATCGGCGGCGAGGCTTAGTTTCTAAGCCTTGGTAACGCTTAACCAGGATTTGGCTATAGTACTGTAATAGTTACCTGTGAGGGAACTATGAAAAGTACAGAGCTGCTCCTGATCACCGCAATGCTGACAGATGTTGGCATTGCAACACATACCTCCATCGTTAGAGATGTAACAACTGTTACATCTCGTTTCGAACACGAGGGGTTATCGTTCTTAACGATAACTCTTCCGACTTTTGCAAAAGACTTCGAGAGAAGCCTCGAGCAAGGTCGCATTACCTCAAACGAGTTCCGAAGCTTTAGTAAGCTTCGTAGCTCGCGACTAATCCCGAGATTCCTCTCAGGTATAGTCAGTAACGTGTTCGATCGTGACGGAGTTCTTCGCACGGACGCTTCTGTTGAATCTATTGACGGCGTAAGACAGATTTGTCTTGCCTACAATAAGCTAAAACAGGAGTGTACAAATGAACGTCAAGCGCAAGCTATTCGCTCATTCCGTAAATGCGAAGATGATCTTCGCTCGTTCCGCCCCAAGTCTTGGACTTATGGTCGTTCTTTCGACCTTATTGTCCGCATGTGCTTCGGGGAGCTGTTCTCTAAGTTGGAGTGCAAACTCCTACGAGGAGACCTCACCCCCAAGCACGGACCAGGCGCTGTCATGGAACGCATCCATTCCAACGATAAGTATCGAAGGAAGGTGTGGTCCGACAGATTAGAGCGATATTTCCCTGCCGATACTCATCTCTTCTGCAATGCAGAAGATCTGTTGTCCGCAACAGGGAAACGTGAACTCTCTTATTCGAAGGGCAATTCTGACGCTGTTCGCGTCATCTTTGTTCCTAAGACTCAGAAGAGTCCACGGGTCATTGCCATTGAGCCTCTTTATAACCAATATACACAGCAATCTCTGTTAAAGGAGATTGTTGAGGTTATAGAAGCAGACCCACACGTGGGTCGTTCGATATTCTTTACGAATAGCGAACACAATGGTAGACTCGCTCGTCAATCTAGCATAGATAGACGGTACGCTACACTCGATCTGAGTGAGGCGTCCGATCGTGTCCATGCTGGGCTGGCATACAACCTATTCAGGCACTCGCCTGAATTGGCTCGTGCGATCTTTTCGTGTCGCACGAAGTATGCTTCTTTACCGGATGGGAGTAAAATCCCACTGATAAAGTTTGCGAGTATGGGTTCCGCTCTCTGCTTCCCTGTAGAAGCCATGGTATTCTTTACCATGTGCGTCCTTGGGGTTTTAGAGGCACGGAAACTCACCGTTACGCGCAAAAATGTGAGGTTAACTTTGCCTCATATTTCTGTGTTCGGAGACGACTTAGTCGTCCCTAGCGATACGGTATCTCATGTGATCCGGATCATAGAATCCGCCGGACTCAAGGTTAACCTAAGAAAGACTTTTGTCTTGGGTAATTTCCGAGAGTCTTGTGGAGTTGATGCGTACAAGGGTTACAACGTAACACCTATATACATCAGGACTATGTTTCCTAGATCCATGAAGGATGCAAAGAAGTTTGTCTCTGCTTTAGCTTCTGCCAATTTGCTCTATAAAAAGGGCTATTGGCACACGGCTAGGCAAATGCGGTCTCTTTTAGAGGCCATTTCTGGTCCTCTACCGCATGTTGGAGATAACTCACCTTTGCTCGGCCATACTTCTCTAATGGGTTCCACTACCATCGAAAGATGGAACAAAACCCTTCATCGGTTTGAAACACGTGGCTACCAAGCCAAGGTTGCTAAGACCGATGATAAGTTAGAGTCGTACGATCGACTGTTAAAGTTCTTCCTCACTAGGGTGAATAACCCTCTTGATGAAGTTTCTTCTGTTCAGCAGGACTTAAATCCTTCTGAGCAGGATGGCTTTAACAGATCCACAGTTCGGTCCTCCCTTTACTTAAAGAGGAGGTGGAATACGCCCGTCTAGGGCGCATTTCTTGGGTCGCTCCGTCCAGTTTTAAGGCTGTACGGAACTATCGAACCCAAGGCAGGGCTAGCAAAAGATTCAACAAAGAGAATCAGCAACAAGCAAGAAGCTGTTAAGCAAAAGAGCAACCGGAAGGTCGCCTTTCCCTTTTCGCTACGAGCAAGTATGTCGATCACTTTGAAGCTATTGCGAGGTTGGTAATTACCAA